ATGAAAAATTTTTTCGCACAGAAATTGAGATTTTCAAGAATTTAAGGAGAATAAAAAATGACACAAACTACAGGATTTGGTAAGGGTAGACCTTCCAAATTTGATTTAACTATAACAGAAAATCCACTAAAAAGATTTCTTGATTCAGATAAATCTTTAGATGTTGCAATTGCAGATGCAGTCAAATCTGCAGAATGGTTAGGGGAAGAAGATCAAGGTTCTGCAATATTGGCTATTCATTTAGCCAAGCAGTTGGTACTGCAGGAAAACAGAACCCATCAAATTGCACCTGTTCTGATTTCACTGCTTGGAAACTTAGGTCTGTTGTATGGATCAAGACAACAGGAGAAAACAGATTTAGTAGATGATTTCCTAACAGAATTAAGGGCTAATGAAGTGGCTTCCAACTAGGTTTACAAAGCCTTTATCTGAAGACTTCCCATCTTCAGGTGACACAGTTATAGGGATTGCAGAAACATTTATCAGGATTCCTGAAAGGAAAAATGAGAAATTAGTTCTTACTGATTGGCAGAAGTGGCTAATCAGGGCAGTTCTTGAAAGGTATCCCAAGGAACATTCTGATCCTGAAAAGGCAGGAAGACTTAGATACAAACAGGTAGTTATTTCCATTCCTAGAAAGAATGGGAAAAGTTTGCTTGGTTCTTTGTTTGCACTTTATGGCTTGATTGCACATGAAGATGGTGCAGAAGTTATTTCTGTAGCTTCAAGTACAGATCAGGCAAATATTGTTTATAGAAGCGTTTTAAATCAGATTCTTAATAGCAAGTATTTAAAACCTAGATTCAAAAAGGCTACAGAAGGCAGGGGTATTTACACAGCAGATGGAACAGGAAGATACATAGTGATGGGAAACAGGGCTACTTCAGCCCAAGGAATGCACCCTTCTATGGTGATCTTTGATGAATTACATGTTGGAAAACCTGACCTATGGACTGCCATGGCACTAGGAAGTGCTACTAGAAATGATGGAATTGTTATAGGAATTACAACTGCAGGTGATGATAATTCAGATCTACTTAATAATTTGTATGCCAAGGGACAATTAGCAATTGATGGACACCCTGATTTAGAAAGATTTGGTTTTTTTGTTTGGGAAGCCCCTGCAGGTTGCAAGTTAAATGATAGACAGGCAGTTGAAACTGCTAATCCCAACTTAGTCCAAGGCTTATTGCAGTGGACAAATGTTGAAACAGAATTGGCAACCATGCCTGAAAATGATGCAAGGCGTTACAGGCTAAATCAGTTTGTGGCTTCATCTGATAACTGGATTCCAAGCGGATTATGGGAAGGTTTGGAAAATGGGGAAGTGGATAAGACAAAACCTGTCTGTATTGCCTTAGATAGAACTATTTCATGGGATCACGCCACTGTAGTGGTAGCACAGAAGACAGAAGATGGGTATGTAACTGAACTTGTTGCAGATATTGCAAGACCTGACAAGCAGAAAATCATAGAAGTCTGTACAAAATTAGCTTCAAAGCATCAAGCAATTTTTGCCATAGATGGCTACATAAATGCAGAAATAGCCTTTGAACTAAAACAAAGGGGGATAAATGTCATTCAAATGTCCCTTAAAGACCATGTTCAAGCATCAAATATGGTGTTTGCAAACATAGTTAATAGAAAAATCAAGCATTCACATGATCCGTTGATAACTAAACAAATAATCAATGGGGTTAGAAAGAATATTGGTGATTCATGGCGTTTAACAAGAAAAGACAGCATCACAGATATGGATGGTGCAATTGCAACTGTTATGGCAATTTGGGGATCAGATCAAGAAATCTTCAAACAGCCTATGGTGCATTAATTTTTCCTGCTTTAGTAATAAAAGGGTGGGATAATAGGAGATGAGAATATGGGAATATTTACAAATTTATTAAATAGAAAACAAACAGTTCCTGAACAGCGAAATGTTCAAGCGTTAATTCCTTCTAGGAATATTTCAACTGTCACAATGGATTCAGCCCTTTCACTAGGTGCGGTTTATCGTTGCATAAACATAATTGCAACTTCAGTTTCACAGTGTCCTGTGCAAGTATTTAGAAATGGTGTTAATCCCATATCTACCCCACCATTTATTACACAGCCAACACTAGGAATAAGTCAGAGAAGTTTTCTTTTCAAGACTGCCACTAGCCTTGCGCTTGATGGTAATGCCTACTGGTATATCACACGCAAGGCAGATGGTTCACCTATCAATATTGAAATACTTCCTGTAGGACAGGTTTCAATTGAAGTTCTGCATGATAACAGCCTTAGATATTCATATGCAGGACAAGTAATTGATCCTTACAACTTACAACATTTAAAGATATGCGATATTGCAGGAAGACCAACTGGCTTAGGTGCAATTCAAGCAGCTAAATTAGATATTCAAAATTCAATTGATATTAGAAACTATGCAACAGAATTTTTCTCAGATGGTGCAGTTCCTTCAGGTATTCTTTCAACAGATCAGCATTTAAATGGCGATCAAGCAGAAGAATTAAAGGAAAGATTTGTTGCAACGCAACAGAAAAACACACCTGCAGTTCTTTCAAATGGTCTTGAATACCAACAATTAAGTCTTTCACCTAAAGATTTACAATGGTTAGAAGCAAGATCATTTTCAATTCAAGATATAAGTAGAATTTTTGGTGTCCCCGCAAGTTTCTTACTTGCATCAAGTGGGGATAGCCAAACTTACGCAAACTTAGAAACAGTAAATAGGGCTTTCGTGAATTTCACGCTTATGTCATATTTTGGTGTTATAGAAGATGCGTTCACAAGCCTGTTACCTAAAGGTGTAAGTGCCAAATTTAGTTTGGATGCATTTCTTAGGGGTGACACGCTAACAAGGTATAACGCATACAGCACTGCTTTAAATGCAGGTTGGATGACTATTAATGAAGTCAGGGAACTAGAAGGAATGGGAACTTTAGATGTTCCATTACCTGTAAGCCCTGTGGAGAATACAAACAATGCAGATGGAACACAGAGAATTTGAAATCCGTAATGCGGATGTAGAAAATCGTGAAGTAACAGGGATTGCCGTTCCCTACAATGAAGTAACACAAATTGGGCGCATGAAAGAAAAATTCAGCCCTAATTCAGTGGTGACTAATAAGTTGCCAAAATTATTTCTAAACCACAATGAACCTATCGGCAGGGTTTTAAAGCTAGATGACCAAGCAGATGGATTACATATCACTGCAAAAATTAGTGACACAAGATCAGGTCAAGATGCGTGGGAATTAGTAAAAGATGGTGTCATAAGAAGTTTTTCAGTCGGATTCGTACCAATGGAACATTCCCTTGATGGTGATGTAGTTGTAAGAAGCAAGATTGATTTGAAAGAAATATCCCTAGTGGCATTACCTGCCTATGAAGGGGCAGTAGTAACTGAAATCAGAAATGAACAGGCTACTGAAAACAATTTAGGAGAAATAAAAAATATGGAAACACAAATTACAGAAACTGTAGATTTGAAACCTGCTATTGATGACTTAGATCGTAGATTAGCAGTAGTAGAAACTACAAAAATTGTCACACCTGCTTCATACACTGTCCGTTCTTACGGAGATTATGTAAAAGGTTTAGTAAATGGTGATGAAAATTCACAAACACTTTATCGTGCATTAACTACTGTTAGTGATGCATCAAGTGTTGTAAGACCACAATGGACAAATGAAATTCAAGGAATTATTGACCTAGGAAGACCTGCAGTGAATGCATTTAGTACTGCATCACTTCCCGCATCTGGAATGTCAGTATATTTTCCAAAGGTTACAGCAGTTCCTACCACTGCAGTTCAATCTGCTGAAGGTGATGAACTAAGCAATACAGAAATGACAATTGGTTCAGGAAATGCTTCAGTTAAAACAATTGGTGGATTTAATCAGGTATCACGCCAATTAATTGAAAGATCAGACCCATCATATATTGATGCTTTGTTCAGACTTCAATCAATTGCATATGCAAAAAAGACAGATCAGGAATGTTTGGCAGTACTGACTGCAGAAGATGCTAACTATGGAAACGCATCCGCATCTGCAGGTACAGCACAGGCATATTTAACTGCAGTAGCAGATTTAGCAGTTCACATTTACAAGTATGGTGGCTTACAGGCTAACTTTGTACTTGTATCAGGTGATGTATTTAAAGAATTAGTTGGATTAGTTGATGGCGTAGATCGCCCACTTTTTGCAGCTTTAAATCCAACCAACAATATTGGTTCTTCACAAATTGCTACATTACAAGGAAATCTATTTGGTCTTCCTGTAATTGTTGATCCAAACCTTGCGTCTGAAAAGATGTATGTCTGTTCATCACAAGCAATTACCAACTGGGAATCAGCAGGTGCGCCATTCCGCATTTCACAGGATGATGTAACAAATCTGACAAATGAATTTGCAGTTTATGGATATATGGCTACAACCCTTAACAATGTTAATGGTATTGGTCGCATTACATTTTAATTAAATAAAGGAAAGGGGTTATGATGACTTGGGAAGACTTAAAATCTTATGTTGGTGCTACTGACAGTGATGATGACTATGTTGAATCATGTTGGGATGAATCAGTCCATTTAGTGAACAATTTTGCAGATGCAGATGTTGTTCCTGAAAAATTAATGGACAGGGCATACCTAGAATGTGGTTCAGAACTTTATCACCGCAGATCAGCACCAAATGGAATTGCACAATTCACAAGTTATGACGGATCACCTGTAAGAATTGCAAGAGATCCAATGACACCTGTATATGCCCTATTAAGAAGGTATGTACTGCCATTATGAATGTATTAACACAAGCAAAATATGATCTTGCAGAATCATTAGATGATGCAGGAATAAAAGCTGAATATTACATTCCACCACGCATAACCCCACCTTTAGCAATTATTTCCCCTGATGCAGTCTATGTAAGACAAGGGGATACATTTTCAAGTTTTGAAGTAGGACTAGAAATTACATTAGTAGCACAAACTGCTTCCAATCCAAAGGCAACAGAAAGTTTAGATGATGCGTTAGTTCTTGCAATAGGTGCAATACCTGCAACATGGACTATACAAAGCGTTGAACAGCCTTTCGCATTAAACACTGGTAACGCTGAATATCTTGCAACCAAGATAAGTGTTACAGGTCAAATAACAATTTAGGAGAAATAAATATGCCATCAAGCACAAGAATTAAAGGTAAGAATCTAGTTCTTACAATAGATGGGGATGATTATGCTATGGATGCATCTTCAATCACATTAACAAATGAAGACAAGGATGGGGAAGTCAGAACATTCGCAGACATTACCCCACCAAAACAATGGTTTTTTGAAATAGAAGCAATTCAAAGTACAGATCAAAGTTCATTTTGGTCATTACTATGGGATGCAGATGGAACTGAAGGTATTCCTTATGTGTTTAAGCCACATGGAAATGCAACTGAATCCACAAATGAACCACACTTTTCAGGAACAGTATCTGTAAAAGGTAAGCCCCCTGTAGGTGGATCTGCAGATACAACTTTCACATTCTCATACCGCCTTGACTGTGACCAAGAACCAACAATAGACAGGGTGGATTAATTTGTCAGCCGTTGTAAAAATTGAAAATCTAAACAGAATACTTTCAGCTTTAAAAAAGACTGGACTAGATGCACAAGATCTTAAAGGTGCAACTAGAAAGGCTTCAGCCTTAGTTCTACCAATAGCAATTGCAAGAACACCTGTTAGAAAACAAAAATTACAACGGACTGTCAAGGCTTCATCTGCCAAGAATGTGGTTGCTATTCGTGCAGGAACACCTAAATCAGTTCCTTATGGTGCAGTGATCCACTGGGGATGGAAGAAAAGAAATATTGAACCAAATCCTTGGTTATTAAAGATCAGGGATGAATATTCAGATGATGTTAAAAATATTTACACACAAGAAATACAAAGACTTATAGATCAAACTATGGATGGGATTAAATAATGAAACTAGAAGATATTACCTTGGCTGAAATGGCTGAAATTGAAAAGAAGGCTAATGCACCAATTGCATGGCTTTCAGATGATGACAAGCCTAAAGCACTACTTCTACAAGCGTTGAATTGGGTTGTACAGAAAAGAAATAATCCAAACTTTACATTTGAAGAAGCAGGAAAAACGCCACTACTTGAAATTAATAAATTAATTGAAGTGGATGGGGAAGAAAAAAAATAGTAGGTGCTGAAATGTCAGCACAAAGAATTGCAAGGTTTTGTTTAGCAACACAAATGTCACCTTCAGAAGCAAAAAAACTGACAGTGGCTGAATACAACGCATTTATAGATGCATTAGGAGATAGGGAACATGGCTAAAGGTGCAGTAGCGCAAGTAACATTCATTGGTAATGCCAAATCCCTATTGGGTGCTACCAAAAATATAAATAGAAATCTTGGACAATTAACAAAGGGCTTTAGCAGATTAGGAAAGTTAGCCAAGGCAACTTTTGCAGTATTTGTTGCAAACCAAGCAATAGGTGGATTAAAAGGAATCATTTCTGCAGGTGAACAGGCAATCAAAACCCAAAACAGATTACTTGCCATCTTTAGAAATCAAGGATTAACAGGCACACAGGCATTTAGAAGTATTAATGAAGAAGCCAAAAAGTTAAGTTTGGCTATAGGTGTTGATGATGATGTTATTGCAGATGTACAAGCCAAGTTGGGCTTATTTGCTAAAGCATTCAAAGATATTGGTAAAGATGCCAAAACTTTTAATCAAGCAGTCAAATTAGCATTTGATTTTGAAGCTGCAGGATTAGGAACTGCCCTGCAAGGTGCAGAAGTATTAGGAAAAGCATTAGCAGATCCACTTAAAGCCGCTAACATTTTGAAAAAAGCAGGAATACTTTTAACACAAGAACAAATTAAAGAAATTGAAACACTTGTTAAACAGGGCAAAATTGCAGAAGCCCAAGCATTAATTTTAGAAAGTGTTCAAGGCATTATTGGTGGTATCGCAGAAAAAACAGCCTTAGCATCTGACAAAATTAAAGTAGCAATAGGACAAATATTTGAAAGTCTGGGCATTTTACTTCTGCCTGTACTTGATCCTGTTGCGAAAGGTTTCAGGGCTATTTCTGAATCCGTGGTTGGGACTATTGAAAAATCAGGGGGATTAAACAGCATATGGCAAAACTATTTAGTGCCAATTGGTAAATCAGTCATATCCACCTTAGATAGTTTTAGGAAATCTTTAGGCTTTACAGATGATGTGGTAAAACAAGTAGTAGGAACAATAAAAATACTGATTGATTTCTTTGTAGGTTTGTTTAACACCATGTTTAGAAATGACCAATTAAATCAAACTGTAATTGAAACCTTTAAAAAGGTTTATGAAGCAGTTGGTGCATTTATTCAGCTTTTAGGTGAAGTATTTCTTCCAATATTGAATGTTTTAGGTAGGGCATTACTTGCTTTATACAGCGTATTTTTAGATGCCTTAATCAAAGTTTTACAAATAGTTATTCAATACTTTTTGAAAGTGGTTGGATCAATTGCAGATTTCATCAAATCATTATCTAATGCGGTCACTGCAGTGGGTGAATTTATCACTTCAAATAAACAAATATTAAAGGCTTTAGATTTTATGAAGGATGGGTTTGGAATTGCTAAAGATAAGGTTTTGGAAATTGGTGATGCAATAGGTAAGGGATTTATAGATAAGATTTTAGATGGAATTGAAAATACTGTAGGAAAACTGTTTGGTAAGTTACAGGAACTTAGGGATAGGGTTGCCAACTTCTTTACAGATTTGTTTAATTTTGGCAGGGATCAACAGTCTAAATTTGAAATTTCAGTACCTAGTTTTGGTACACCAACACCTACGCCTTCAATAAATCCATTTGATAGTGGTCAATTAGTTATACCAAAACCATCATCACCATCACTACCTAAGCAACCATCTACAATTATTAAGGAACTACCAACAGGTACACCATTTGGACAAGCCAAGCCAAGTGTTTCTAATTTTAATTACAGCATTAATGTACAAGCCTTAACACCAACACCTGCAGTGGGCAAGGTTGTAGTTGATTCAATTAAACAGTTTGAAGCAAGATCAGGTACTTCACTGACAAGGGCAAGATAATGTCAGCCCTTAAAGAATTAGTCAGATTACAATTTCAAACAGGTGAACCAAATGGATTTATCCTTAGTCAAACCCCACTTGGCAGTGCAACTAATAAGATTGCAGGATTAGAAGATTTTAGATTAGATTTAAATGCAGTATTGGATCAAGACCAATTAGATGGGGCAAAGAATTTTTGGCTTGATGTTTTAGATGACACTGCAGATTTAACAATAACTAGGGGTATGGCTATAGGCGCAGGTGGACAGCCATTCCCAATAGCAGGTTCATTAAATGCACAAATAGCATCTCCTGAAATTGATCCTTTTAACAGTATTCAATTCAGACCTAATTTAAATGTCAGATGCCAAGTCTATTTCCAAAATGTATGGCGCAATTTATTTACAGGGAAGTTAAGGGAAATCAATTCCCAATATGATGTTGATGGGAATGTAATTGTAGATTTTGAAGCTACAGATGCAATTGATGATTTAAACCAAGTGGTATTAGATAACTTTTCAGTCCCTGCAGAAAATACAGGACAAAGAATTTCAAGGGTATTAGAAGAAGGTGGTTTGGAAAGTCTTTATGTACCTGAAACTTCTTATCATGATTTTGATTTAATAGATGAAGAACTAAACCAAAATGCCCTTGATGCTTGTTTAGATGCGGTCACACATGAAATGGGTTCATTATTTGTGACTAAAGAAAACAATATTCAGTTTCTAAATTATGGAGATGTGAACTATCCAATGGTTCAAAACCCTGTATTTACAAATCAAACCCCAAGTGCAAGTCATGAAATATCTATGACTGGTATTGGAATGTCTTCAGGAAAAGAACTTTTCTTCAATAAGGCAATAGGAACTACTGCTTATGATGAAAATGTTTATGTTAAACAGGGAAGCATTTCTATTCAAAGATATGGGCTACAGGTTTATGAAAACAGGGCATTAAAGTTTGATCTAAACCTATCTAATGATGCCAATGGTGATCCCATCCCACAATTAGGTGCAGGGCAGACAAAGGTTTTTGCATGGCTAGATAAATTCCTTGCAAGGTGGGCTGATACCCCTGAAGAAATTACTTATGTAGGTACAAGGCGATTTCCAAAAAGTATTTCAGTTATTAACAGAACTGACAATTTGCAATACCCAATAGTTGCAGAAGTAGGGGATCAGGTAAGTGTGAACTTCCAAACCCCATATGTGGATTTACAACAGGACAGCATGATTTTGGGAATAAGACATTCAATAAATCCTGACAGATGGATTTCTGAATTTGAACTTGTGCCTGTACCAAACAATTAGGAGAAATTAATATGACATATAAAGTATTTGAAGCAGGTGAAACATTATCCGCCAATGATGTTATGACCTACTTTATGAACCAAGTAGTAACACAAGAAGCCACATTTGCTGATCTTGCAGATTTACCTGCTGATATAAAGGTTGCCTATGTAGAAGCAGATGACAAAGTTTATGCAAAAATAAATGGTGTTTGGACAGCACTGGCTTATGCAGGAGAAAACGGAACATTTAATAATTTAACAGTAGATGGAAACCTTACTGTCAATGGAACTACCACCAATATATCTACAACCAATTTGGTAGTTGAAGATAAAAATATAACCTTAAATGATGGTGGTTTAACAGATGCATCTGCAGATGGTGCAGGTATTACCATTAAGGGAACTACAGATAAGACCTTCACATGGTCTGATTCAACAGACACATTTAATTCATCTGAAAGCATTAATTTAGCTGCAGGAAGAACAATTAAATACAACGGAACTGATATAGATGTAGGTGCAGGTTATTCACTACCTTCACAAGCAGGAAATTCTGGAAAGTTTCTAACTACAGATGGAACATCAGATTCATGGGCAACAATTTCACAGTATTCCTTGCCATCCCAAACAGGGAACACAGGCAAGTTATTAACAACTAATGGAACTTCTGAAAGTTGGTCAAACCTAACTTTAGATGAAATCCAAATTCAATCCGTCATGGATATTTATTAAAAGGAGATATAACAATGACAGTAACAAGTACAGCACTATTTAGGGGGTCTGCTTCAACAAGCAATACCACCCTATACACAGTTCCTGCTTCACAAAAAGCGGTAGTAACTAATATTTCAGTGGCTAATACCACTGCAACAGAAAGAACATTCACACTTAAATTAGATGATGTAGATTTGATAACAGATGCTTCCATAGCAGGTAATTCAATTGCTACATTTGATATGAAGCAGGTATTAGACCAAAACAAAACAATTAAAGGAAGTTCAACTGCTACTTCTGTGAACTTTCATATTTCAGGGGTGGTGATTTCCTAATGGGATACCAAATATATCCGCAAGTTTCTTCAAGTGGTGGATCAAGTGCATCTACCGCATTCTTTACAGTTGCTGATAGCAATAGGTATTGGGCTAATGTTGATTTAGCTTCAGGTGTCTATAATTTTGCAGGTACAGTTTCACATGCTAGATGTGAAGTTGCACTATTAGATGCAAGCAATAACATTCTTACTACAGTCACAGTTTCAGGCACTACACCTGTTGTAGTTACTATCACACAGCCTTGTAAAAAATTACGCTTTATTGCAAGACCCTATAGGTCAGATGATTTGACCTTAATGGGATCAATTCAAATAGGTGTAACTTTGGTAGGTGCATTAAACAATACAACTGGCTTTACAGGAACTATTGCAGAATATACAACTACACAACCAATAAGTATTAATGGAACTGCTTATGTTTTTGTTGTAGGTGGTGGTGGCGGTGGCAGACAATCCACAACTGGATATAACACAAGCGGTGGTGCATCAGGTGCTTTAGTAGAAAAATATGCAACAAATTGGTCAGGTCTTTATACAGTAACAATTGGAAATGGTGGAACAAGGGGAACTGGTGGTGACACTGGTGGAACTGGTGGAACAACAACATTAACAAACACAGGTGGAACAGTAATTTCTGCAGGTGGTGGTGGTGGATCTACAACAAATGGAAACAATGACATAACACGCTATTCACTTCCTGCTAATTCAGGTGGAGATCATGCAGGTTTTTCATCAGGTCAAGGTGGTTCAGGTCAAGGTGGTTACTGGGGTAACCCA